TAACTTCAACGCTTCTTCTTTAAATTCTTTACTGTACTTTTTCATTCTCAAACACCTTTCTTCTGATTTCTTATTTTATCAGAGTTTTGGGTGTTTGTCGACTCTACTTATATGATAATAGTCCAGCTCCAACCTTAACCTGAAACAAATGGCCAACAGATGCCCCACAGCGAAGGTGGTAGGAGCAAGTCAAATCAATGACCACCGTTTATTATTTAGAGGGGCACACGCAGGCGCTGTGGCGACTATCGAGCCTTTTAAGGGTGGCAACGTACCCGTTTTAGTGTGGGAAATCACACCTGTCGATGAAGCAGCACTTGACCGTTACGAGGGATGGCCGTTCCTTTATCGCAAGGAAACAATAAAAGTGAAGTTGGGGGGTAAAACCGTTAAGGCGATGGTATACATCATGAATGATGGGAGGCCGCTTGGACAGCCGAGCTGTTATTATTACAGTACAATTTTAGAAGGCTATAAGAGTGCAGGCTTCGATGTGGAAATCCTGCGCAAAGCGACAACCGATTCAGTAGAATCGGAGGAGGTAGCCAATGAATGAGATAATTATGCAACAAATACTTGCCATTCGAGAAACAGGTGAAACGAATATGTTTGATCTTCCGGTTGTGACAAGTATTGCTTTAAGAGCAGGTTATACGGAGCTAGTAGATTACCTTGAAAAGAACAAAGGAGAATATGTCCATTTCATTTTGACAGGGGAAGCGAAAACAGAATAACCTAAACAAATTTTGAAGGAACTCTGCGGGGTTCCTTTTTTCGTAGCCATAAGGAGGTGGCGGCCATACGTAAACTAAAAAAATATAAGCCGACCATCTTTAAGGCAGATGGTTCGGTATATGATAAGGACGCTGCAGACATTGCGGTGTCTTTTATTAATTGCTTAAAACATACGAAGGGAGAATGGTATGGGCAACCATTTGAACTTATAGACTGGCAGGAACAGATTATCCGCGATGTGTTTGGGATTATAAAGCCTAATGGTTACCGTCAATTTAATACGGCATATATCGAAATCGCTAAAAAGCAAGGGAAATCTGAACTTGCAGCAGCGGTTGCGTTACTGCTTACCTGTGGTGATTTTGAGCATGGCGGTGAAGTATACGGATGTGCATCTGACAGACAGCAAGCTTCCATTGTTTTTGATGTAGCAGTGGATATGGTAGAACAATGTCCAGCTCTGAAAGCAAGAATTAAACCGGTACTATCGCAAAAACGACTTGTTTATAAACCGCTAGGTAGTTTCTATCAAGTTTTGTCTGCAGAAGCGTATACCAAGCATGGACTAAATGTGCATGGTGTTGTATTTGATGAACTTCATGCGCAACCAAATAGACAGCTTTTTGATGTCATGACCCATGGCTCAGGTGATGCAAGAAAGCAGCCGCTGTATTTTTTAATTACGACTGCCGGAAATGATACTCACTCTATTTGCTACGAGGTGCATCAAAAGGCTAAAGATATTCTAGAAGGACGAAAGGTTGACCCTACATTCTATCCTGTCATTTACGGTGCTGACGAAGATGATGACTGGACCGATCCGAAGGTGTGGGCGAAAGCCAACCCCTCAATGGGCATTACCGTTGATATAGAAAAAATTCATATTGCTTGTGAAAGTGCAAAACAAAATCCAGCAGAAGAAAACTTATTTAGACAACTTCGTCTAAATCAATGGGTTAAACAGTCGGTACGTTGGATGCCTATGGAAAAGTGGGATAAATGTGCTTTTACTGTAAACCTAGAAAGTCTTACAGGACGTGTGTGTTATGGTGGTTTGGACTTATCCTCTACAACCGATATAACAGCATTTGTTCTTGTATTCCCTCCTGAGTATGAGGGAGATAAATATATCATCCTCCCTTTTTTCTGGATTCCAGAAGATAACATGGACCAAAGGGTAAAGCGTGATCATGTGCCCTATGACGTATGGGAGAAGCAGGGGTTCTTACACACCACTGAAGGAAACGTGGTGCATTATGGTTACATCGAAAACTTTATCGAAGAGCTGGGCTTAAAGTACAACATTCGAGAAATTGCTTTTGACCGGTGGGGAGCTGTACAGATGACACAAAACTTAGAGAACCTTGGGTTTACAGTAGTTCCTTTCGGTCAAGGTTTTAAAGATATGAGTCCGCCAACGAAGGAGCTTATGAAGCTTACCTTGGAAGAGAAACTGGCGCATGGTGGTCATCCGGTGCTCCGATGGATGATGGATAACATCTTTATACGTACTGATCCTGCTGGAAATATCAAACCGGATAAAGAAAAATCAACTGAAAGAATAGATGGAGCTGTCGCTACCATTATGGCTCTTGACCGAGCAATTCGCAAAGGTGGAACAGGTAACTCCGTTTATGACGGTCGAGGGCTTCTTATTTTGTAGCAAAGGAGAGTGATGCAGATGGGATTGTTTTCTAATATTTTCAAAGCGCGTGATAAACCGAAGGATCGAACCACAGGAAGCAATTATAGCTTCTTTTTTGGTGGAACAACCAGCGGTAAGCCTGTAAACGAACATACAGCAATGCAAATGACAGCGGTCTATTCATGCGTAAGAATACTTGCAGAGGCTGTGGCAGGGCTACCCCTACACCTATATAAATACACTGCAAGCGGCAGTAAGGAAAAGGCTCTTTCTCATCCGCTGTATTTTTTATTACATGATGAACCTAACCCAGAGATGAGTTCCTTCGTTTTTCGGGAGACGTTGATGACTCATCTTTTATTATGGGGCAATGCCTATGCACAGATTATTCGAAATGGAAAAGGTGAAGTCATAGCACTGTATCCGTTAATGCCAAATCGAATGTCGGTGGACCGCGATTACAGTGGTGCTCTTTATTATACCTATACCAGATATTCCGATGAAGCACCTACGATGAATGGAATGACAGTCACACTAAGGCCAAGCGATGTACTCCATATTCCTGGCTTAGGATTTGATGGACTAGTAGGGTATTCTCCAATTGCAATGGCCAAGAATGCCATTGGTATGGCCATAGCCTGTGAGGAATATGGAGCTAAGTTTTTCGCAAATGGAGCAGCTCCGGGAGGTGTACTTGAGCATCCTGGAACGATTAAAGACCCACAAAAAGTGCGAGATAGCTGGAATGCGGCTTATCAAGGAAGCAGCAACTCCCATCGTGTGGCAGTGCTTGAGGAAGGGATGAAGTATCAGTCTATTGGTATCTCACCAGAACAAGCTCAGTTTTTAGAGACAAGAAAGTTTCAGATTAATGAAATCGCTCGGATTTTCCGCGTACCTCCACATATGGTTGGGGACTTGGAAAAATCGAGCTTTTCTAATATTGAGCAACAGTCACTGGAGTTTGTGAAATACACTTTGGACCCTTGGGTGATCCGTTGGGAGCAGGCCATCAGCCGATCACTTTTAAGACCAGATGAAAAGAAGCTCTATTTTGCCAAGTTTAATGTGGATGGACTGCTTCGAGGTGATTATGTCTCTCGGATGAACGGTTATGCAACCGCGAGACAGAATGGTTGGATGAGTGCCAATGATATTAGGGAGCTTGAAAACCTTGACCGAATCCCACCTGAGCTTGGCGGGGACTTATATCTAATCAATGGCAATATGACCAAGCTTGCGGACGCAGGCATATTCGCAAATAAAGAAGGAATGGAGGGAAAAAATGAATGAAGAAATTTTGGAATTGGGTGCGTGATGAAGATACACAGTCACGGACCCTCTATCTAAACGGTGCAATTGCTGAGGAGAGTTGGTTTGATGATGATATTACTCCTGCTGCTTTTAAAGCAGAGCTAATGAGTGGCGAGGGTGACATAGTAGTTTGGATTAATTCACCTGGTGGTGATTGTATCGCAGCATCACAGATTTACAACATGTTGATGGATTATAAAGGCAATGTCACCATAAAGATTGATGGCATCGCAGCATCAGCCGCCTCGGTCATTGCCATGGCAGGTACAGAAGTTTTAATGTCTCCAACATCACTGATGATGATCCATAATCCTTTCACCATAGCCATTGGCGATAGCGAGGAGATGCAAAAGGCAATGCAGATGCTGGATGAAGTTAAGGAAAGTATCATCAACGCTTATGAACTTAAAACCGGTTTGTCTAGAACAAGGTTATCTCACCTGATGGATGCTGAAACTTGGCTAAATGCCAATAAGGCAGTCGAGCTTGGTTTTGCAGATGACATTATGTTCAAACCAGGAGAGAGTGCACTACAAGATAGCTTTGTCTTCAGCAGAAGAGCAGTGACCAATTCACTAATGAATAAGCTTCAAAAACCAGTTGTAAAACAGTCAGCCGAATCGCTTTATGAGCGGCTTAATTTATTGAAATATTAGGAGGAAATGAAAATGAGTAAAATTCTTGAACTGCGTGAAAAGCGCGCAAAAGCATGGGAAGCAGCAAAGGCATTTCTTGATTCAAAGCGTGGTAGTGATGGACTTGTGTCCGCAGAGGATGCCGCAACCTACGACAAAATGGAAGCAGATATTATTAATCTGGGTAAGGAAATCGCAAGATTGGAGCGCCAAGAAGCTCTTGAAGCAGAGCTTAATAAGCCTGTAAACACACCTCTTACCGAAAAGCCAGCTATTCCGGGGATGGATACAAAGACCGGAAGAGCCAGTGATGAGTACAGAAAGGCATTCTGGAACGTAATGCGTAGCAAAAATCCTCGTCATGATGTGCTAAATGCTTTGTCTGTAGGCACTGATTCAGAGGGAGGATATCTTGTTCCTGATGAATTTGAGAATACCCTAGTTCAAACCCTTGAGGAAGAGAATGTATTCCGTAAACTGGCAAAAATTATTCAGACTTCAAGCGGTGATCGTAAAATCCCGGTTGTGGTGACCAAAGGTACAGCGGCTTGGCTTGACGAAGGTGAGGAGTTTGATGAGAGTGATTCTGTATTCGGTCAGACATCTATCGGTGCTTACAAGCTGGGTACAATGATTAAAGTTTCTGATGAACTTCTCAATGACAGTGTATTTGATCTAGAGAATTATATCTCCACTGAATTTGCCCGTAGAATCGGTGCTAAGGAAGAAGAAGCTTTTTTAGTTGGAGACGGAGATGGAAAACCTACTGGTATTTTCAACGCAACAGGCGGAGCACAGCTTGGAGTGACAGCAGGGTCTGCAACTGCCATTACGGCAGATGAGATTATCGATCTTGTTTATTCCCTAAAGGCTCCTTACAGAAAGAACGCGGTATTCCTGATGAATGACGCAACAGTAAAAGCAATCCGTAAACTGAAAGACGGTCAAGGTCAATATCTGTGGCAGCCTTCTTTAACAGCAGGTACTCCAGATACGTTGCTGAATCGTCCGGTTTACACTTCTGCTTATGCTCCTATTATTGAAGCCGGAGCAAAGACGATTGCTTTCGGTGATTTCGGATACTATTGGATTGCTGACAGACAGGGGCGTTCTTTCAAACGTTTAAACGAGCTTTTTGCAACTACTGGGCAGGTTGGTTTCCTTGCAAGCCAGCGTGTAGATGGAAAGCTCATTCTACCTGAAGCCATCAAAGTTCTTCAGCAGAAGGCTTAATGGGAGGTGCAAATTATGAGCTATAACGCAAAGAACTACACCGAACAAGGTGGAGAAAAAACCGTTATTGGTGGAGAGCTTGTCATTGAAGAGGGAGCCAAAGTAACTGGGCTCCCTGTTCTTGAAAATCAACCGGCAAGCACTGCGGAAACTGTAGAAGCTCTAGTGACGGACTTTAATGCCTTGCTCAGTAAGCTGAAAACTGCAGGAATCATGAATGGAGATACACCTTAGAAAGGATAGTGATGGTGATGACACTTTTAGAAAAAGTTAAAGCAAATCTAATTCTTGAGCACGATCGCGATGATGAACTTCTTCAAATGTACATCACCACCGCTATCGCATATGCCGAGAGTTACCAGCATGTACCGGAAGGTCATTATAATGAGAACACAATGCCGCCAACTACCGAGCAGGCCGTCATTATGCTGTCATCTCACTTCTATGAAAGTAGGGATGGTAGCACTGGCGGCTTTTTTGCTGATAACGTGCAGGCAGGCCAGCAGGTTTGGAACACTGTAAATTTACTGCTCAGGCTTGACCGGGATTGGAAGGTGTAGAGTATGAGTTTTGGAAAAATGAATACCTTTATCGATCTCATTTCTGTTGAAAGAACGAAAGACAGTGAAGGCTTCGGTAAATCTAAGGACACCATCCTCGCTTCCGTTCGTGCTTATAAGGAAGATCGTCATGGAAATGAAAAGTGGGCTAACCGAGCGACATTTTCTGAAGCAACTGCGCTGTTTCGTTTTCGTAAGATACCTGATGTTGAGGTATCTACCAATATGGTGATTGTGTGTAATGATGGCCGCTATGAGATTACAAATGTTGAAGATGTAAAAGGTCGAGGCATGTATATTGAAGCCTTGGCAAAAAAGGTGGTGGGGTCAAGTGGCTAAGGTACAAGTGAAAATGCCTGAGGATTTTCTTTTAAAGCTTTCAAAGCTTGGCGATAAGACGGATGAAATCATTCCAAAGGTACTTGAGTCAGGCGGGGAAATCGTTTTGGAAAAGGTTAGATCTAATTTGCAAGCTGTAGTTGGTAGTGGAACAAAAGAAAAAAGTCGGTCTACAGGTGAGCTTATTAGTTCGTTGGGTCTCTCTCCTGCTAAAGTGGACCGAAATGGCAATTTCAACGTGAAGATAGGTTTTAAGGAGCCACGAAGAAGCGGCGAAAGTAATGCCAAGATAGCCAATATTATTGAATATGGAAAATCAGGTCAGCCACCAAAACCATTTTTAAAGCCTGCAAGAAGTGCGTCAAGAAAAGCATGTATTGACGCTATGAAGAAAAGGTTTGAGCAGGAGGTAGAAAACTTATGAGTATATTAAATGAACTCAAATTCATTGCAGATATGTGCAATATTCCAGTAGAGACAGGACGGTTTTCTGGTGTTCCTCCTGATATTTATATTGTAATTACACCACTTATTGATTTATTCGAAGTTCATGCTGATAATGCACCAGGATATGAAGTACAGGAAGCTAGACTTTCCTTATTTGTAAAAGGAAATTATACAACTATAAAAAACACTATTGTCCGCACTCTTTTGGGTGCGGATTTTACTATAACGGACCGTCGGTACATTGGACATGAGGATGATACCGATTATCACCATTATGCCATAGATGTGGCTAAATCATATGAATTTCAATTGGAAATGGAGGAATAAGAAATGGCTACGATAGGTCTTGATAGGCTTTATTATGCAAAAATCACTGAAGACATAAACGGTGATGAAACCTATGAAACACCGAAACCGCTGGCAAAAGCAATCAGTGCAGAACTTTCCGTTGAGCTTGCTGAGGCAACTCTTTATGCAGATGATGGTGCTGCTGAGATTGTAAAAGAATTTAAAAGCGGTACCCTTACACTCGGTATTGATGATATAGGTGTAGCAGCTGCCGGAGATTTAACAGGAGCTACCATTGATGACAATCATGTGCTCATCTCAACCAGTGAGGATGGTGGAGCTCCAGTTGCGATTGGCTTCAGAGCACAAAAAGCAAACGGTAAATACCGATACTTTTGGCTGTATCGTGTGAAGTTTGGAATTCCTGCAACAAACTTAGCGACAAAAGGCGATAGTATCACTTTTTCAACCCCAACTATCGAAGGAACAGTGCTTCGAAGAAATAAGCTAGATGGTCAAGGTAAGCATCCATGGAAGGCGGAAGTTAACGAGGGTGATGAAGGGGTAACTTCAACGGTTATTAATAGCTGGTTCAACGAAGTGTATGAGCCCACATTCGCAGCTTCTAGTGGAATTGGAGAGTAAGGGGGAATTGAAATGGATAAAGAACGAAGTGCAATGATTAATATTGGCGGGCAGGAGTATGAACTTATTCTTACTACTAAAGCCACGAAAGAAATTGCGGGTAGATATGGTGGCCTTGAAAATTTGGGTGAAAAATTGATGAAGTCTGAGAACTTCGAAATGGCACTGGATGAAATAGTCTGGCTGATAACTTTAATGGCCAATCAGAGCCTGCTCATTCATAACCTGCGAAATCCAGATAACAAAAAGCCGCTTCTTACTCAAGAAGAAGTTGAGCTTCTTACTTCTCCTTTGGAACTAGCGACATATAAGAGTGCTCTAACAGAAGCTATGTTCAAGGGAACAAAAAGGAATATTGAGTCTGAAGATGACTCAAAAAACGTGCAAACCGGGTAAATGAGAATGAACTCTTTACCCGGCTTTTATATTACGGAACTGTTCATTTAAATCGCACT